ACCGAGGGCGAAAGCCGCGCCTTTGCCGCTGCAAGTGCAGAAAAGCGTGCAAACAGTTTCAATACCCTGTCCAACTCTGCCGCCGTGATTCCGACCCAGACTTTGAACGAGGTTGTAAAGCAGGCGCACAGCACCAACGGACTTTATAACGAAGTGCGCCTGTTCAATGTGCCGTCCAATCTGTCCGTACCTGTCGGAACGCCCACGGACGCGGCAAGCTGGCATATTGAGGGCGCAGCCATTGACCGCAAGAACGCCGTAACTGCCGCCGTCACCTTTTCCGGCAATGAGCTTGTAAAGGTGCTTTCCATGAGTGCCGCCGCCCGCCGTATGGATATTGCCGCCTTTGAAAGCTATATCACGCAGGAACTGCGCAGTGCGGTATCTGACGCAATCGGCGCAGCTATCGTCAACGGCAGCGGCACGGGACAGCCCGTTGGTATTCTGTCCGGCATTGCGTGGACAAAGGCAAATGCCGTTTCCACCAAAGCCCTAACCGCTGACAACCTGCTTGACGCTATTGCCCTTATGCCCGCTGGATATGCAGGCGGCGCAAAGTTTGCCATGTCCACCGCAACCCTGTTCGGGACTGTCCACAAGCTGAAAGACGCTGACGGGCGTTATCTGTTCACGGACGCAGAAAGCGGCGGTGTGCGCCGTCTGTTCGGCTTTGAAATCGTCCTTGACGATAACATTCCCGCCGGAACTATCCTGTTCGGTAATTTCCGCTATTATGGTGTGAATATTCCGCAGGGCGTAGCCGTGGAAGTGAGCCGGGAAAGCGGATTTACAAGCGGCCTGATTGACTACCGTGCTTTGTGTATCGCAGACGGCAAGCCGATTGTTCCGGGTGCTTTTGTCAAAATCGAAGTAGCCGCAGCGTAACAGAAAGGGGGAACGGCAATGTTCACGATGGAAGAAGCAAGAAATATCCTGAGAATTGACGGTACAGACAATGACCCGGAAATCACTGCCCTTATCGCGGCATTGCCGGACTATCTGTATCATGCCACAGGGTACAGGGCGATAAACGGGGACTATTCCCCCGTTGCCCTGACCGCTGGGCGGTTTCTGCTCTGGCAATGGTACTATGGAGAGAATGCCGACACAGACAAGTTGCAGCGGGTGATTGACTGCTTGTTAAAGGCACTTTCCGCAGAACGGGAACTGCATTGACGCAGAAAGCCTTTTATAATTCCCGACAATGGCGGCAGTTGTCACGGGCGTTTCTGGTATCGAAAAACTATATTTGCGAACGGTGCGGCGCACCCGCTGAAATCGCCCACCACCGCAAATATTTAACTGCCGCAAATGTAACCGACCCACAAATCAGCCTGAACCCTGAAAACCTTGAAGCCCTTTGTATCGCCTGCCACAATGCAGAACACTTTGCAGACGGCGGCGCAGTTGCACCGGGGCTTGTATTTGACGGGGACGGCAATATCAGAAAGCGAGGAAATGAACCATGATTGAAACCTATCAGACCGAACGGCAAATGACCGCAAAATCTTTAAGCGACGAACTTGCCTATATGGAGCAGGAACTTTCCAAAATCAAGGAAAGCGGCGCATATAAGGACTATACCGCACTTATGCGCACCTACCTTGCAACGCAGAAAGCATTCCTGAAAATCGTTGCGGAAATCGAGCAGGACGAACCCGAAACGGACGAACTGCTTGACTTTACCGCCGGGGCGTGACCGTGAATTATATCACGCAGTACAATGACCTGTTGCAGCGGGGCGAAATCCCCGCTTGCAGGCGTATCAAAGCGGTATATGCCCGCCTTGCAGCGGAAACCGCAGCACCGGGCAAATATGTTTTCGATGAAGCAAAAGCAAGCCGTCCGATTGCATTTATAGAAAAGTTCTGCCGCCATTCCAAAGGCGAATGGGCGGGCAAGCCTGTTGCGCTTGAACTGTTTCAGAAAGCGTTTATTCAAGCCCTGTTCGGCTTTGTGGACGCACAGACAGGCTTGCGCCGATACCGTGAAGCATTCTTTCTGGTAGGGCGCAAAAACGGCAAGTCCACGCTGCTTGCAGGGCTTGCGCTGTATATGCTGGTTGCGGACGGCGAGGGCGGCGCAGAGGTGTACAGCACCGCCACAAAATACGCACAGGCGCGGCTATTGTTCGATGAGTGCCACAACATGATTAAGCAGTCCCCGGCACTGTCTAAGCATATCCGCAAGCGCAAATCCGACCTGTATTATCTGCCTACCATGTCAAAGTTACAGCCGCTTTCCCGCAATTCAGACAGTCTGGACGGCTTGAACGCAAGTTTTGTTATCATGGACGAGCTGCACGGCGTAAAGGACAGAAACCTTTATGAAGTTATGCGGCAGTCACAGAGCGCCCGCCGGGAACCGCTGCTTGTGATGATAACCACGGCGGGGACTGTCCGGGAATGTATTTTCGATGATATGTATAACCACGCCTGCGAGGTTGCAGACGGTGTTATTTTCGATGATACCTTTCTGCCCGTCCTTTACGAACTGGACAAGCGGGACGAATGGACAGACCCGGACGCATGGGCGAAAGCAAACCCATCATTAGGCGCAATTAAGAAGTTGGACGATCTGCAAATCAAGGTGCAGCGGGCAAAGCAGAACCCCGTGGAACTGTCCGGCGTTCTCTGCAAAGAGTTCAATATCCGGGAAACTGTAAAAACGGCGTGGTTGTCCTTTGACGCAATCAATAACACAGAAACCTTTGACCTTGAAGCATTTCGGGGTGCGTACTGTATCGGCGGCGTTGATCTGTCCATTACAACCGATCTGACTTGTGCAAGCCTGCTGTTCATGCGCCGGGGCGATGATAAAAAGTATATCCGTCAAATGTACTGGCTACCCGCCGACCGTTTGCAAGAGCGTGTACAGCAAGATAAAATTCCCTATGACAAATGGTTTGAACGGGGACTGTTGCGCCTGTGCAGCGGCAACACCATCAATTATTCTGATGTGACGCAATGGTTCATGGAAACGGTACAGCAATATGAACTGTTTCCGGCGTGGGTCTATTATGACAGCTATTCCGCACGGTATTTTGTGGAAGAAATGCAAATGCAGGGTTTTACTATGGTGCGCTGTATTCAGGGCGCAAAAACGCTTTCCCTGCCTATGCAGATGTTGGGGGCAGACTTGCAGGCGCACAAAGTCAACTATGATAACAACCCTATTCTGAAATGGTGCTTGACGAACACGGGTATTCAGACCGACCGCAACGGCAATATTGTACCGATCAAGAACCAATCTCCCAGACAGCGCATTGACGGCACTGCCGCTCTGCTTGACTGCTATGTGGGGCTTTACGAACACTATAACGAATACACAGGGGCAATATAGCCCCGGAAAGGCGGTAGAAATGAAGCTAAAAGACAAGAAAATTGAACTGCTCCGGCAGGTGCATACAAGGGACGAAATGGGCATTACAAAAACCACCCTTGAAAGCATGGGGACGGTATGGGCGTATTTTCGCCACCTGTCCGGCAATGAAGTATTTGCGGCGGCAACAGTCAATTACAAGGAAGAAGTGCTGTTTCAGGTGAATTACCGCACCGATCTGACAACGGCGAATGTGGTTCGCTACAATGGAACGCTGTATAATATCACCCGCATTGATACCTTTGAGGGGCACAAAGAGGACTTGACGCTGTACTGCATTGCCAGAAAATGAAGTCACGAAAACATGACAAAATATTGAAAAATCTGCCCTGCTGTGCTATACTTTTTAATGGCTGATTGTAGCCACGCACAGGAGGGCTATTTTTATGACTTACAACTATAACAGGCTATGGAAACTGTTGATAGATAAAGGCATGACAAAAACGCAAATGCGCTTGCAGGCTGGTATCAGCACAAACATACTTGCCAAAATGGGAAAGGGCGAACCCGTTGCAATGGATAGCCTTGCAAAGATTGCTACCGCCTTGAATTGCGGGCTTGACGATATTGTAGAGATAGAGAAAGGCGGCGAATGATAAAATGGCAAACGACAATTTAGGAACAGCTAAAACAAGAAAAAATGATGAGTTTTACACGGTATTTGACTATATTCAGAAAGAAATGAACGCCTATCTGGAATACAATCCAGATGTGTTTCGCGGCAAAACTGTTTTGTTGCCGTGCGATGACCCGGAGTGGAGTAATTTTACAAAGTATTTCGCCCAGAATTTTGAAACTTTGGGGCTGAAGAAACTGATTAGTACGGGTTATGCAGCGGATTGCAAA